TGGTAATTGTATCTACGCAATAAATCACGAAAACTGACAATGCGTTCACCTTGATAAACAAGATATTGGTTATCTTCTTTAATCATGTCCGAATTAGTCCCAAAAGTCTCAATTGGATTAGAACAAAGAGGAGCGTTGGAATCATCAACAGTAGTAGCCAAGCACTCGGGCGCCTGCTCTGACTGAACAACATATGGGGCAATTTCACTTTGTTGTTGAAAGTAAGAGATATTTCTCAATCCTTCCACAGTAGGGACGGAGAAAGCAATATCTTCTCCCCCACTGACCCATATTTGTACCTTGACAGCAGCAGAAGTTTGACTTGGAGTAGCTAATTCATTTACTACATAGACACTCAAACTACCATTATCATTTGTATTACCTGGGTAAACACTTTCCGTAGTACTGAATTGCATTTCTTCAAGATATGCATTCGTGTAGTAATACGAGGGCAACACAGCATTCCAAGCTCTAACATCAGCCCATTTCACTTCATATTCAAAATCTCTGTCTTCAGAAATATCTATAATAGTGGAATAGACCTGATTATAGGCTACGGCACCGGAGTTATTGGATTTGGGATTGTATATAATCCTCAAACGTCCACGATGATATTCAGAACAAACAACGTTAAAACGGAATTTAATCGATCCTTGCCACGCGCTAAAAGGTTGTGCAGCAAATGCAAGAGCTGTAGGATGAATTTCTTTAACTGGCGATGCAGATACGGTGCGCACCAATTGAGGAGTCACCAAAATAGAAGCCAATAAAGTATCTGTTACCGCAGACTCAGGCCAATCAAATTGCCGCCAATAAGTAGGTCGTTGAGCAATAGCCGCAATTGCCAATTCATCCTCACCGCCCAATCCCATAACTCTCGTATCAATAGTAAGCTCATTCTTTGAATCAGCAGATAACTTGACGAGAGGCTCAGGAGTATCAGTGTTAGACAAATTGCCCATATAACGAGGAACATACGGCCTAGTTTCTTCAAGAACCTGAGGACGCGAATAACCAAATATCTTAGCAACTTGACCAATGCGAGTAGCAACCATAGAGGTAGCCTTAGCATAAGGTGCTATCATAGGAATCATAGATAATGCATTTGCCGCATTGGCTATAGCCGACGCAGGCTTGCTGATTAATCCGTCCTTTACAAATTCGTCGCCAGACATGGTATTGTTAACCTTCCTTGTAGGTCCCTTCTTCTTCTGCTTGCTCGCAGCCTGTTGAACATA